AGCAGTGTACATTTTCATTAAACTGTGTTATAATATAATATCTAAAACAGGAGAAACAGTATGACAGTAAGTATTTCAAACGATACTTTATCTGTGCTCAGAAACTTTTCCAACATTAATCCTAATGTTGTGCTAAAGCCAGGGCAGGAGGTCAAGACAATATCCGAAGCAAAGAACATTCTTGCTGTAGCTGATATTGTTGAAGACTTTCCAGCAGAAATGGGTATCTATGATCTTAATGAATTTTTATCAGTCGTGAATCTAGTAAACGATCCGGAGCTCAACTTTGGCGATAACTATGTTGATGTTGTTGGTGGTAACTCAAAGGTTAAGTATTTCTTTTCCGATTCCAGTATTCTTACCACACCTCAGAAAGATATCACAATGCCAGAATGTGAAGTGACGGTATCACTTACTAGTGAAACACTATCACAAATCCGAAAAGCTGCATCAGCTTTAGGACACAGCGAAATGGCGATATCTGCTGTGGAAAATGGTGTAAATATTAAGGTATTCGACTCAAAGGACAGTTCAGCGAATATATATAATATACAGCTTGCAAATGATGCTGGTTACAATGACGGACAATTTGAATTTGTAATTAACATCAATAATTTGAAGTTGTTGGATGGAGATTATGAAGTTAATATCTCATCTAAACTTATTTCCGAATGGAAAAACACAACCAAACCAGTAAAATATTATATTGCGCTGGAAAAAAACAGTAACTATAACTCTCAATAGGAGAAAATCATGTCAGAAGAAGTAAACAACACAGAAGCAACTGAAGAAGCCGCACCGGTTCAATTGTCGCTTGCTGATCTTGCCGCCGTAGTATCTATCATCGATGCTACAACCAAAAGAGGTGCCTTCGAAGGTGCAGAGCTAGAAACAGTAGGTGGAGTACGTAATCGCTTTGCCGCATTTGTTCAAGCTCAACAGGAAGCAAATGCAGAAGCAGAAGGTGCTACCGCAACCGATGAGGCTGGTGAAGAAGTAGAAGTTGAAGAAGAATCAGCTGAATAATCCCAATACACATTAAAAAGAAGGCTTTATATTATGGATCGTAATGAATGCTCACGCTTAATCGAAGCGTTGAAGAAAGGTACTGTCACGGTAACCTTTCAAAAAATTGACTCTGATGAAATCAGGGTAATGCCTTGTTCTCTCAACCCAGCTGTACTAGAAGCAAACGGTATCAATGCAACCGTTGATGCTATTAGTCCAGATTCTGAACATTTGGCTGTATGGTCACTTGACAAGGATGCTTGGAGATCTTTCAGGGTTTCTACAGTTTTGGGTTGGGAGGTACTTTAATGGATGAATTTCTATGGGTAGAAAAGTATCGACCACAGCAAATTAGTGACATAGTCTTACCTCGTACAATCAAAAAAACTTTTGAAGACATTGTTAAAGGGGGTGACTTACACAATATGCTTCTTACTGGCACAGCTGGTCTTGGTAAGACTACTGTTGCTAAGGCGCTGTGTAAAGAACTAGATCTTGATTATATCTTAATCAATGGTTCTGAAGAAGGTAATATCGATACTCTTCGCGGTAAGATCAAGAAGTTTGCATCGACAGTTTCTCTTCAAGGTGGTTACAAGGTAGTCATCTTGGATGAGGCTGATTACCTCAATGCACAATCAACACAACCTGCACTTCGTGGATTCATCGAAGAGTTCTCGTCGAATTGCCGGTTTATTCTCACATGTAACTTCAAGAATCGTATTATTGAACCATTACATTCTCGTTGTACACCACTCGAATTCAATATCGCAAAGAAAGATCATCCAGCATTGATGGCTTCCTTTATGGAAAGATGCGAAATGATTCTTAAAGCAGAAGGTATTGAGTATGACAAAGCAGTTATTGCTGAACTCATAATGAAATACTGTCCTGATTGGCGTCGTGTTCTTAATGAATTACAACGTTACTCAGCATCTGGTGTAATCGATTCTGGTATTTTAGTATCTCTATCTGAAGTAAATGTTGAAACTCTTATGAAGTCTCTTAAGGAAAAGAACTTCAAAGGTATGCGTCAATGGGTAGTAAACAACATTGATGTAGAACCAGCTGCATTGTTCAGGCAAATATATGACAACATGGGTAGCTATATCGAACCACAATCGATACCTCAAGTTGTTCTTATACTTGCTGACTATCAGTACAAGAATGCATTCGTAGCAGATCATGAACTCAATGTAGTGGCTTGCCTTACCGAGATCATGGCAGGAGTTCAATTCAAATGAACCCATTCGAATACATAAATGCAATCAATACAACCAAGAAAGATATTATGGTTGATGATATTGCAGAATCAAAATACACACCTTTCATGGTCAATCGAAGCTTATCGTATTTTCCAGATACGGTATTGTTTGCTAATGAGATGAATATCAATCATCATCTTGACAATCGCCTTCAATTTGATTTTTTTATAAATATAGTTAAGAAGAAAAAACGATTCTCTAAATGGCTTAAACCTACAGAATTGTCTGATCTTGATGTGGTAAAAGAATATTATGGCTATAGCAATGAAAAGGCTAAATCCGTATTATCATTATTTACTAATGAACAACTAACTGAATTGAAAAAAAGGATATGCAAAGGTGGAAAACAATAATCAAATACAAACATGGACGCCAGCTGACATGCTGGAAGTTATTCTTAACGAGCCTGATGATTTTCTTAAAATTAAAGAAACATTAACTCGAATCGGCGTGGCATCACGTAAGGACAACAAGCTATATCAAAGCTGTCATATCTTGCATAAACAAGGTAGATACTTTATTGTGCATTTTAAAGAGTTGTTCTTATTGGACGGCAAGCCATCTAACTTAATTGAAAATGACATTGAACGTCGTAATACGATTACTACATTGTTAAGCGACTGGGGCTTAGTCGAAATTGTCAATTCAGAACAAGCAGTAGCTAAAGCGCCACTACGTCAAATTAAAGTTATTCCTCATAAAGACAAAGCTTTATGGGAACTTTGTACGAAGTATAATATCGGTAGTTCAAACTAACGTTACTCTTTGTATAAATAAACATGGACCGCCGGATTGTCTGGGGTCCTATTACTAACCTTGCTTATAACAAAGGAGGTCAAAAATGACTAATGCAAGACTACACGTACCACGTTCACTTTTTCTAGGTTTCGAAGGTTTATTCGATGATCTGGAAAGAATTCATTCGTCCGCTCGTAGCGGGGATAATTATCCGCCCCACAATGTAGTGAGGATTGATGAAGAAAATTTCTTGATCGAGCTAGCAGTTGCCGGCTTTAATGAAGACGATCTAAATGTCGAAGTTAAAGAAGGTATACTAAAGATTGCTGGAGAAGCTAAAAATCAAGGGAATAAGGAATATGTACACAAAGGCATTTCGTCACGCAAGTTCGAGAAATCATTTAGAATTTCTGAGTTTGTAGTAATCGACGGTGCAGATCTGAGGAATGGTATACTCGTGGTGAAAGCCAGAGTAGAACTTCCACAAGAAAAGCGTCCTAGAAAGATCACAATCGGATCTACTGGGACATCAAGTGAACAGTCTTTTATCCAGGACTAATCAGGCGAAACTCAGTAGACTATCAATCTACTGGAGAATATCATGAAATATTTAAGCCAAGATTCGATTAATTCTGCTCGTGATAAGTGCAAAGTATGCGCACAAATCGCGGAGCTTACTGGTGCTTTTGCACTACCATTTATTATTATTTGGTTAGCTACAGTAGGCGTTTAGATTTAATCGATGTAACACCCGATGGGCAGCTTCGGCTGCCTATCACCAATAAAACAGTGTACATTTGTTCTAAACTGTGTTATAATATACATCTATTACGTAAAGGTGACTATGAAATTCTATACTAATGTAACACGCTTCGGCAATCAACTTCTAGTTCGTGGCTATGACGGCACTCGTCGATATGCTGATAAGATCAAATATCAACCCACACTATTTGTTTCAACCAACACTCCAACTCAATGGCGATCTCTATGTGGTCAACCTGTAGCTCCTGTGCTACATGACTCGATGCGAGATGCCAAAGACTGGATTCAAATGAACAAAGATGTCGTTGGTCGAAACATCTTCGGTAACGATCGATATATATCTGCATATATCAACGATGCTTTTCCTGGCCAAATCGATTTCGATCGTAACAAGATTAACGTAACTACAATCGATATTGAGGTTGAATCTGACGATGGCTTTCCGGAACCAGAACTAGCTGATAAAGCAATCGTATCAATCACAACCAAAAACAATATTGACAACACCTACTATGTCTGGGGCTTGCGGCCGTATGATGTAGAAAACACTCTTATGAAAACTCATGATGTCGTCTATAAAGAGTTTCCTAACGAAGCTGAATTGCTTATGGACTTTACAGACTTTTGGCGTGGATCAAATTCACCAGACATCGTAACTGGCTGGAATGTGCGCTTCTTTGATATGCCATATCTTATTAATCGTACGGTCAAAGTCCTTGACACTGAGTTTGTCAAACGTTATTCACCATGGGGTCTCATCGATGAACGACCAGTTACTCAGATGGGTCGTACTCAACAAGCTTATGATATCAAAGGTATCTCCATTATCGATTACCTTGATCTATTCAAGAAGTTTGGTTACTCCTATGGTGCACAAGAATCATACAAACTGGATCATATTGCTCACGTCGTTCTTGGTGAAAAGAAACTATCGTATGAAGAACATGGTTCGCTTCACACATTGTATCTCGAAGACTATCAAAAGTTTATCGACTACAACATCAAAGACGTAGAGTTGGTAGATCGTCTAGAGGACAAACTCGGTTTGATTACTCTATGCTTGACGATGGCTTACAAAGGTGGTGTTAACTACAACGATACTTTCGGTACAACAGCGATATGGGATTCAATTATCTATCGTGAATTGTTCGAACAAAAGGTTGCTGTACCATTCAGTGAAGTTAAAATGAAATCACCATATCCTGGCGGTTATGTAAAAGATCCAGATGTAGGTCTTCACAAATGGGTTGTAAGCTTCGATCTAAATTCCCTATATCCTTCTCTTATTATGCAATACAATATGTCACCAGAAACAATTGTCGATGGTGATCAGTACAATGTAAACATCGAATCGCTAATCGATAAACAAACTACATTCAAAGATACTGGTAAATCGATTGGTGGTAATGGTCAAGTATTCCGTACTGATAAGAAAGGTATCTTACCAGAAATCATCGATGGTATGTACAACGAACGAGTAGGTATTAAGCGACAAATGCTTGATGCTCAACAGGCTCTACAAAAAGCAGATAAAACAGACAAGCAAACGATATACAGTATCGAACGTGATATTGCCATTGCAGAAAACAGACAGATGGCTATTAAGATTCTTCTAAACTCTCTTTATGGTGCTCTCGGTAATAAGTACTTCCGTTTCTTTGATCAGCGTATTGCTGAAGCAATTACACTATCAGGTCAGCTATCGATCAAGTGGGCTGAACGTGCTATCAATGATTACCTCAACAAAGTACTCAAATCGAATAAAGACTATGTTATTGCTATCGATACCGATTCACTTTATGTAAACCTTGATCCGCTTGTCGAAGCAGTCAACCCAGCTAATCCTGTTGACTTCCTCGATACCGTTGCACAGGAAAAGCTCGAACCAGCTCTTGCCGAAGCGTATGATAACCTATTTAATATAATGGGCGGTATCGAAAACAAGATGGTAATGAAACGTGAAGCTATTGCTGATACTGGCATCTGGACTGCAAAGAAACGCTACATTCTAAATGTACATGACAACGAAGGTGTACGTTATGCTGAACCTAAACTCAAGATCATGGGTATTGAAGCTATCAAATCTTCCACCCCCATGCCATGTCGTACAGCACTCAAAGAACTCTTCAAGGTAATCATCGAAGGCAGTGAAAGCGAAACACAAAAAGCAATCTTACAATTCAAGCAATACTTTACAACACTACCTGCTCATGAGATTGCTTTCCCTCGTGGTGTATCGAAGGTAAAGGAATACAAAGACAATAATACTATCTACAAGAAAGGTACACCAATTCATGTTCGTGGTAGTCTGCTTTACAACAAGCGTGTAGAGGATCTGTCTCTTACTAAGAAGTATTCACCAATCAAGAACGGTGATAAAGTCAAATTCGTTTACTTACGAAAGCCAAACGTAATCAAAGAAAATGTGATTGCATTTCCAGACTATCTACCTGCCGAATTTGTAATTGATAAATACATTGACTATGACTTACAATTCCAGAAAACATTCCTTGATCCAATCGAACCAATCCTTAGTGCGATCGGTTGGTCTTCTGAAGAAACTGCTTCTCTTGAAGATTTTTTTGGATAAAAGGGTTTACATTTACTTAAAACTATGTTATAATATACATTATAAAACGCGGAGAAACTTATGAACGTAAAACTACTAAAACTAATCACAGGCGAAGAGGTACTAGCAAGAGTTACTATAGATCGTGCTGGCCTTTATACTCTTAAAATGCCTGTTACCATTACTCAAGATGATGTTAATCTAGGGTTTGAACCATTTATGCCTTATGCAGCAAGTGATACATTTGAAATTGCAAGTGAAAAGGTTGTATTTGATTGTGATCCTACGGCAGCGCTAGCTGATCATTATGTACAATCTACTTCAGCTATCGATATGTCAGCGGCAGCACCGCAAGGAGTTGTTACTCAATGAGCAAAGACTGGGTAAAAGATATTAATGAAATGCATTCCAAGTATGGTGTGCATGAATGGGTTAAGAATAACCCAGATAAACTCAAAGAGTTTCTAGACTTTCGTCTAAAGTTTCTCTATGAAGAAGCTAACGAAACATCAATTGCTGTTAATGGTCGTGATGCAGAAGAAATTGTCGATGGCTTAATCGATGTATGTGTTATTGCAATCGGTACACTTGACTCATTCGGTGTTGATCCTTATAAAGCATGGGATGCTGTACATAAAGCTAACATGGCAAAAGTAATCGGTGTAAAAGAAAGCAGACCAAATCCACTTGGTTTGCCAGATCTAGTAAAGCCTGAAGGTTGGGAAAATCCATCACATAGTGGCAATCATGGTCTCTTTAACGATATTTGATAGCATATACGATAACAATACCTCTAAACGAGTTGATTATAAAGACTTCGATCAGTTCGAGCAGATACTGTATAAGCTAGCAAAAGAAAAGTCTTTCAAACAAAAGAAAGACGCTCCGCTTATCTCTCCAGCAACCTATGTTGAAAGCTCCAAAAGAGCTAATGCCAACGTAGTTGCATGGGGAGGTTTCGGCATTGTAGATGTTGATGACTATGTCGGTAATGTAGAAGATATTCAAAAACAATATGAAGAATACCGATATGTATGTTATTCAACTGCAAGTTCTACAAAAGAAAACCCAAAGTTTCGTTTAGTATTCCCTCTGACTAAGTGGGTTGATAACGAACAAATCAAACATTTCTGGTATGCACTCAATAAAGAAATCGGCGACATTGCTGATGTTCAAACAAAAGATTTATCAAGGATGTATTACATACCAGCGACTTATGAAGGTGCTCATAACTTTATCTTCTCTCATGACGGTAAGATTATGGACCCTGATGAGTTAATGGAAAAACATCGCTATATATCTACAAGCGATTCATTCTTTGATCGATTGCCTGAAGCAATTCGTAATGGTTTAATCGAACATCGTAAACAACAATTAAATAATACTGACTTTACTTGGTCAAGCTATCGCGACTGCCCATTTGTAAACCAAAGGCAAGTCGAGGAGTATAAGAAGATAACCGATACTGGTTGGTACTATAAGATGTATCAAATCATGGTGACGGTGGCGGGGAATGCTACAAAACGTGGCTATCCAATTACAGCTCAAGAGATCGCATATATATGTCGTGATCTTGATAATGATACGGGTGGCTGGTATGGTAAGCGCGATCTTGTAAAAGAAGCAGATCGTGCAATTGAATATATTTTTAGGAGCAATATCTAATGAAACAATTTTTTGACAGAGCAATACCATTTTTCCAAGGTGTATTTTTGGGAATCATCGCCATTATGGCATATCGTTATGTATCAACTTTACTTGGAGTTTAATTATGAAAGAGACAACTAAAACTTTTATTGATGGAATGTGTGTTGGCGGTTCATTTATGTACTTAGCTATAGCAATTGCTAATCTATACGGCTGGACTACAGTATTGGCAGGTATCGGTGTTATAGCATTCAGCTATTGTATGATAATAATTGCATTAGCCGCTGATGAAGAACGAAGAATACGCCGTAAGCAACACGATGCTGGAACTCATGATTACTATGGTAATAAGCTAGAAGATGAAAACGAATAAACTAGAAAAGTTATTTGATCGCCTGAGGCAAGATGGGTGGTATTGTGGCTGGGCCCACATTTGCTGCTCAACTTGTGCTTGGGCAGAAGTACCTTTCGAACACGAAATAGGTCCATTCAAAGACGAAAGCGTAGATCTCGATAAAGTTCTATTTAATCATGAACAAGATTGTTGTATTGAAGAAGAAGATTGGGAAGGTGATGAAGAAGAATATTATGAAATGCTTGAAGATTATGATGGTGAAGGCACTATGCCAACATATACGCCAAACGAAATTTTTGATTCTTGTTTTTGTTTTGCAGGTGATAAAGAAGGCGTAAAGAATCTAAAAGCTATTCTACCTATCATTGAAGAAATGGGTTGTACATACCATTGGAATGGTAAAGGTGATACTCGTATCAGCATTTGTTGGAGTAATGATGAGCCGCAATAAGTATTGGAGACTCTGGGCTAAGTCACTTGGCGAAAAGGTAGGTGATACCGATCGCGAAGCTGATCAGGTAGCAATGATAAGAAGCATTGTGGTATTGGTAAACTTTATTACATGCTTCTTCATTATTGCAGGAGTCATTCATCAATGGTAAAATTTGGCAGAATTATTCTGTTATCTTTTCTTGCAGCAACAATTGATAATACCGACGACAATTACGGTGTAAGAACGTCTATGAGACGATTTAAAGAATGCAAAGAGGTTACGCATGCGTAGATCGCATTTTAAAGGTAAGTATATTCCGAAGAATCCTAATAAGTATGATGGCAATATAAAACAAATAATCTATCGTAGTAGTTGGGAAAGATTATTCATGGTCTATTGTGATCGTAATAAACAAATATTATCATGGTCAAGTGAAGAGATTAAAATTCCATATAGATTTGAAGAGAAAATCAGGACATACTATCCAGACTTCTGGGTCGATATGATCGATAAAGATGGAAATCGAGTACAAAAGATTATTGAAATCAAACCAAATTATCAGCGATCTATGAAGGTCAATAAAGCAAAATGGACTGCAGCTATTATGCATGCAAAGAATAATCAGATGGAATTCCTTGTAATGACTGAGAAGGAGTTGTTTTGATGAGAACACTAAATAGATGGAAAGGTAGGATATTTCGTAAGCTTGTAAACTTTGCTGATCGAATCGATATTTGGTTTCGTAATAACTTTAATGTGAATATGAAACAAAAGGCGTTGGAACTTTCACAGGATAATATTCCTATGAGTAAACTAGATAAAACTATTGGTGTACATTTGGGCACCGTTCATAAACCTAAGGATTAATATGACAACAATAAGTGAATTGATTGATAGAATAAACAGCCATCGATATATCGTAGATGAATGGTTACTTAACGCGTTAGAGCAAGAATACCGTAAAGGTTCTTATAGTAATCGTAATAACGTAGAAGCACTGGCTCTCGAGTTTACGTTATATAAAGCAGGTGGATTTAGTAGACCATCTACATGGAGATACGATCTTCAATTATCTGAATCTCTCTTTATTGATCTAAAGCGTCGTCCAAAATGGTCAGATAACATATCACTATCAAATAAAGGTCGATTAGAAGAATCACATCGTATGGGTCAACTTACTCATATCGTCAGTTATACTCAAAACATTGAAACAAATTATAAGCTAGGAGATGTTCTTACATTTAAAGCTGATGGATACTTACCTATCATGGAAGCATTAAATGTTTCTCAAACTAAAATGAGATCTTACAAATTACTTAATAAAAAGTGTTTACAAACGGCTTAAAATGTGTTATAATATATTCATTATTACGAGGAATACTATATGAAAGAATCACTTAAAGTCCTGCAAGAATGTGCAGAATTACAAACTAAAAAATCTAACGATTATCAAAATCCTAACTCAAATATTCGTCAGGCTGATTACTATCCACGTGGCGTTGCATCGTTACTTGATATTGTACATGCAAAAACACTACGTATGTTTTCAGTTCTCGAAGCAATGGAAAATGATCCAAAGTATAAACCAAACTTCGAATCACTCGAAGATTCAGCAAAAGATTTAATTAACTACGGTTCGTTTATTGCCGCTTACATTCGTGGTGGTATTGACGGCCAAGATCCAGATCGTGATTTTCTAAACCGGAGAATAAAGAATGACTCTTGAGATTGATCAAATTCGCACCTACTTTCGTAATGAACTAGATAATAAAAGATTTACTACAGATCGTAATGGTGGTAAAACTATTGAATTGATTGGTGCATCTTTTTATGCAGATGATCCAGCTATCTTTGGTGTTCCTAACCAGGATTACATCGATGCTGAACTTGCATGGTATGAATCTCAATCAACAAAC